TGGTGTCTTACTTGTTCACTACCTGACTCTATACCCATTTCTAGCATATCACAACCAGATATAGATAAGTTATCAAAGTCTTGTTGAGAGAAAGTCTTTTTATCTCTAACAATAAACTGAGCATCCCATTCTATTTTCTTCTTTCTATTTGCTAACTCATGGCATAAATCTCTAAAGTGTTTCATTGATCCATTAATTAGAGAATCTGAAAATACTATCTTATCAAAACCTGTAGCGTCAGCAACTTGGTGCATATCGTCAGCAATCTTTTTACCTGTCTTCCATCTATACTTTGGCCATATTGACATAACATCACAAAAGGTACACTTACGAACACAACCTCTACTGCCTGATATAACTGCTCTGTCGTATTTGTGTTGATGTATTGTATCTGAATAATCAGGTGGTGGCAGACTTTCTATGTCTTCCATCTGTACAGGATCTTTACCATTGATACCAGGAAAATCTAAATCACCTTCTAAAAATGCTTTGAGAGCATGCTCTTCACCTCTTATAAAAGGTTTTCTAGGCCAATTCTTATCTACGCCAGACCCGCCAAACAATACGTTCTTGTAAGGTTCAGCAAGTTTTAAAGCATTGTCTTTTTGTAGAAAAGAAAAGACAGATATGCCTAACCATTTGTATTCGTACTTTGCAATTTCTTTGTGTATGTTTTCTAAAGTATCTAATTGATTGCCGTCTATAACTTTAACTTTGTAACCAAAAGTTTCTAGGTAACCTTTTATAAATGCAGGACCTGGTGCAGGTTTACCTTTATCCATTCCTGGTAAAGACGTAATCACTAAATCATAAATCATTGCAAGGCGCCTACAATATGAATCCTATCTATCTTTGAGCAATTCAATGCTGTGTGATTTTTTGTAGTATCTACTACATATGCAGTACCATCAGCAGGCAAATGTATTCTATCTTCATCTACTAATAAAAAACAATGTGAGTGTGTATAAACAGGTATGTGTAATCTTTTTGTTTTATCAGCATGCCATAGATAACATGCTTTAGGCCTCATCTTCATCAACCTTGTTCTTACTAAATTGTTTTCACTTATAATATTATTAATGTAAGGTATCTTATCAAATAAAGGTATGTTATAGGTATGTTCAGTATTATCTACGTCATAACCTTTATCAGCACCTTCTTCTGGATCCATATCTTTTGAGTGACCTTGTAGATACAATTGTTTTTCGTATTTTGGTAGTCTTCTCAATTCTTCTCTTATAAGATTTAAGTCATATTTCATATAGTTATTTAGTCTATAAATAGTAGCATGAAATGGATGACTAGCGATAGAAACGATTGTCCCGATAGTAGTAATCATTTTAAGAAACAAAAAGAAACTGATAACTTATATTGGGTACAACACAGAGCATTTAAAGATGTTGATATACAACGTATCATCAACTCCGAAAAAGATGATGAATGGTTATTAGAAAGATTATATTTCTTTATGAATAAGGCCAATGAAGAGTCAGGTTGGCGTTATGAAATAAAAGGTGAACAAGTACAATTACATAACTATAGAGTTGGTAATCAGTACCGATGGCATAGAGATGGATTAGCAAGTCACAATAGTGTGGTTAAAACGACAGATAGTCCTATATTCAATATGACAAGAAAATTATCAATGACTGTTTTATTGAATGATCCATCAGAATTTATGGGCGGTGAATTTATGATGAAAGACCATAATATAAACAATTTTAATATACCATTATTTAAAGGAAGTGTATTAGTATTCCCATCATGGCAAAGCCATAGTGTTTATATAGTAAAACAAGGAGAACGACACAGTTTACCAGTGTTTTTTTACGGTCATCCTTTTAAATAAACTTGACGGAAATGAAAGGATATGATATAATATTATTATGAAAAATGTAAATATAGTATGTACAAGTAAGCCTGGAGATGGCCTTTTAAGATATAGTTATGAACATTGTTGTTATCTAAATTCATTAGATTTAGGTATAAACGCTTCTCTCATAATTATCCCAAATAAAGATTTTACACAAGAAGATTATATAGCAGCTCTAACTGAACAATATATCAAAATTGAAAATGTTTATTTTGATTATTTTTTACCTAAACCAAATGATATAACTTTGATTATGGGTAGAAGTCAATTGACTTTAGGATTGTATGATTATAAACTACGAACCGAAACACAAAAATTAACTTTACATCAACTATTCAGTTGTAAACTTATATCTGTATATTCTGAAAATCATCCTGTTGATTATCATGTTGCATTAGAAAAATTTAAACCTAAACAGGTTATTGACCTATGTGACTTTGATGTTTATAAAAATGGCGTGGGTCATCAATTTGAAAAGATTATAAACTTTAGTATATACAAATCATTTAAACATGATATAAAATATCAGTATCTATTTTTAGGTACAAATAAAATGTATTATGAAGCAGTTGAAGATGTTATTAGTAAAAATTATATGTTATATCAATCACATGGTATCATAACTTATCCAGAAGATTATTTAAACCCACAATACAATAACGTGAATGTACCAGTAAAAAATTTATTAGGTTCGTTTGAAACATACGTTTACACAAAACCTAATTTTGATCCTGCACCACGTATTATACAAGAATGTAAATACTTTGGTAAGAAAGTATTATATTTAAGAGATAAAGAAATACAAGATGGTGGTCCTGTTTACTGGAAAAGAGAGGCAAATTGTTTAACTGATAAACGAAATGAAGATAAAATATCAAACTTATTAGCTGCAATTTATAGAATGTAATGTACGATAGTCAATTTTTTATAAGAAATAAAGGTGAGAATCCTGGTGTCAATGTTGATCTATCTGCAAGATGTGGATTAGAATGTCCTAGATGTCAAAGACAAACTTACTTTTCAAGTAATAAAGATATACCTGGACATGATTTAACGGTAGATGATTTTGTAAAAATAACTGATTATTTTAAATCAATAAATTTCTGTGGTCAGTTATCTGATCCTGTACATAACGAATACTTTATTGATATATTAAGATTATGTAAAATGAAAAATGTTGATGGTGTTATACATAACGCTTCATCTTTAAAATCTAAAGAATGGTACATAGAGGCGTTTCAAGCACATCCTGATATGCGTTGGGTATTTGGTATTGATGGTCTACCTAAAGATAGTTGCATGTATAGAGTAAACCAAGACGGCGAAAAACTATTTAATATAATGTTAGAAAGTAAAAAACATTTAAACACTACACCTATGTGGCAATATATTATATTTTCTTATAACGAAAAAGATGTAGATGAGGCAAGAACGATGGCACAAGACAATGATGTTAATTTTAGTCTTTGTTATTCATCAAAGTGGTTAAATGAAAACGATCCTTATATGCCTAAAGATAAAACTAAAAGAATATGGTCTAATCAGTATGGATAAATTTAGACCTAAATGTATGAATACTACTACACAAATGGCTGTAGATAATAGAGGCAGATTACTGCCTTGTTGTTATATTGATACGCCTAAATGGATTCAGTTTGAAGAAATAAAAAAGTTATTAAGTGTAAGTGATATTGCAAAGAATAAAAGTTTAAAAGATATAGTATCTTCAAAAGAATGGGTAGAGTTTTATAATATTTTAAAAGAAGGCGATGTAAATAAAATACCTGCCGTGTGTAAACATCATTGTTTAGATGACGGTGAAGATAAATTAAAAGTAGAAGAATGGTTTGATTCAACTGGTAACATGTTTGAGAGAAAAGGCAAATGAGTGATATATCGTTTTATAGAAGATCAAAGAAAGGTATAAACATTGACATAAGTAATAGGTGTCCATTAGAGTGTATGAGATGTCAAAGACAGACTAACTTTACACTTGAAGGCAGAAAAGTTTATGGTAGGGATGCTACTATGAATGAAATAGAAAAGTTATCAGATTACTTTGACTCATTTAATTTCTGTGGTCAGTTATCTGATCCAGTACATCATCCTCATTTTGTAGAAATATTAGATTATCTTTATAAAAAAGGAATACAAGTTACCGTACATAACGCCTCGTCACAAAAACCTAAACAATGGTATGAAAAAGCATTTAAAGCACACCCTAAAGCAAAGTGGATATTTGCAATAGATGGTTTACCTGAAGAAAGTAATATGTATCGTATCAACCAAGATGGTCAAAAATTATATGAAGTTATGCTCATGTCAAAACAACATTTACAACAAACGCCATCGTGGCAGTTTATAGTGTTTAGTTATAATGAACATAATTTAGAAAAGGCAAAACAAATGGCAATAGATGAGGGTTTAATGTTTATAGTTTTACATTCATCTCGTTGGATGAACGAAGACGACCCATTAAGACCAAAAACAAAAGAATACAATTTAGGATATAAAGGATATATTAGACCAGATGTCGGACAAAAAAGATAAACTAGAAGGTAAGTTTGTTGCTCAATGTATGAATGGCAAACAACAAATGGCTATGAGTAATAGAGGTCATCTATTACCTTGTTGTTGGTGCGACCAAGAATGGACATTGAATACACCTTTGTTTCAGAAAATGTTAAAAGTTAGTAAAGTAAGTGAAGCAGAAAACGTAGATGAAATAGTATTGTCAGATGAGTGGAGAGATTTTGAAAAAATAATGAAAGAAGGTGAAGCAGGCGATCATAGTAGAGTACCTAGAAATTGTCTGTATCATTGTTTAGTTAGAGAGGATGATCATATAAAGATAGAACATCATTTAGATGAGAAAGGTAAATCAATAGTAAAAAATAAAGCATGATGAAAGATAATATAATAAAAGAATTGAAAACAGTTTATGATCCTGAAATGCCATCAATAGATGTATTCAATTTAGGTTTAATTTACGATATAGATATAAAAGAAAATAAAGTTACAATAACTCATACATTAACATCTATGTTATGCCCAGCTGCTGATGAAATCAGTAATAATATAAAAGAAGCTACTGAACGTGTAGCAGGTAAAGATAATGTAAAAGTTGTTGTTACACATACTCCACCATTTAGTAGAGATATGTTAAGTGAAGAAGCAAAGTTAATATTAAATTTATGAAGAAACTAATAGTAAGTGGATGTAGTTGGGGTGATGAGATATTTTTATCACCATTTCATCCTGATATGGATACAGATTGGCCTAAATGGCCTAATATACTAGCAGAGAAACTTGGTATGGAGTGTGTTAATCTGTGCAAGTGTGGTGCAGGACAAGAATACATTTATTCTTCTCTTTGTGATTACATACAGAAAACACCTAAAGAAGAAATAGGTATGGTTATGGCTGCATGGTCTACGGCACCTAGACGTGATTATAAGTTTAAAAATAGATGGACAAATGACAGACAAGATATGAAAGGCGACTTAAAATATTGGGTAGAAAGAAGTATTAGATACCAATATGCTTTTCAAAATCTTATGGAACAAGAAAAACTTCCTTACTTACATTTTCAAATGATTAGTTTATATAGAGGACATGTATGGGAACTAAAAAAACTAAAAGGCAAATCTTCAATGGAACAAAAAGGTTTTGGTATGTACACGGTTGATGAAAACGGAGAAGAATTAAAAGAGATTGTTTTAAATACTATAAAAAATTCACCTTACTATAACAAATTTAATGATAAGTTTTTTACTTGGCCAGGTGATGAAGAATTAGGTGGTTTTTCTATAGAGTTTGGTGCATTAAAAGAAGAACATAAAATATCAGAATTAGATAGACACCCTAACGCAAAAGGGCAAGAAAGAATAGCGGAGTACTTATATGACAGGTTGGGATAGAGATTATCTAGCAAATAAAGATGAATACTTAAAACTTTTTGATAATGTTATGCAAAAAGAAAACGAAAGAAATGTTGAGTTTTTAGAAAAGAATATTACAAGTATTATAAAAAGAAAGTATGCTGTAACTTGTGCTAGTGGCACAGACGCTCTACGTTTTGCTCTAATGGCACTTGATTTAGGACCTGGCGATGAGATAATGACTACAAACTTTTCATGGATATCTACAGCGTCTTGTATATCAATGATAGGTGCAACACCTGTATTCTGTGACATTGATCCTGACACTTATCATTTATCTATAGAAAGTGTAAGAAGAATGTATCAACCTGAAGTTAAGGCAATTGTATATCCTCACTTGTTTGGTAATATATCTGACATGACAGAAATACAAAACTTTTGTGAAGAAAAGAATATAAAATTAATAGAGGATGCTTGTCAATCATTTGGTGCAAATAGAGATGGTCAATATGCAGGTACATATGGCGATATTGCAACATTAAGTTTCAATGCAAACAAACCTGTTGCAGGTATATCAGGTGGTGGCGCTGTTTTACTAGACAATAAAACTCAAGCAGATTTTATTAGAAAGTTAAGAAGACACGGTAACAATGAAGTGTTAGGATACAACTCTAAAATGTTAGCAATAAATGCCGAGTTTATAAACTTTAGAATATCTAAAATGCACGAATGGCAAGATAAAAGATTTAGAATAGCAAAGAGATATGACAATCTATTAAAAGACTCTGTGACATTACAAAAGGTAGATGATATAGTTAATCATTGTTATCACAAATACGTTATAAGATTAGAGAATAAAGAGATAAGAGATACCTTAAAGAAAAGACTTAATGCAGGTGTACATTACCCGAATCCTATATCGGAAAACCCTATGTATAACAACCTAATAAATAGGAAAGATGAGTGCTTGAATACTCAACAAATATGTGATACAATATTAACATTGCCTATTCATCCATATCTTACGGATGAAGAGGTTGATAACACTTGTAATATTATAATGGCAACAGTATGAACGAAATAGTAATTAGTCCTTCACTTAAAACTTTCTGTTATTTTGATGATAAAAATAACATGATTGATGTTACGAGTAAAATACCATTTAAGTTGTTAAAGTTAGTTAAGAAGATGAAATATATTCTTGGCGATGATATAATACTTGACAAGTCTTTGATAGCAGATGATATAGAGGACATCTATCATTATATAATAGAAAAGGCTTATGAAAAACAAGATTACATATTTGAAGAATTGAATTTTAAAGATCACGCAAAACAAAAACTATTAGTGGCATTTAACAAATTCTTTTTTGACAAATTTAAGATATGAAAACATTAAGAGAAATACAACAGAATTATTTAGCCATAGATTTTTTTATGTCTATGTCTTGTAATAAAGATTGTCATTACTGTACAAGTTATACTTTAGAGATGAGAAACTTAACAGTTGATATTGATTTCCTAAAACAAACACTAGACTATTTAAAAAATTATAAGATACGTGTTTGTCTTCTAGGTGGTGAGCCAGGCCTAATTAAAAATTTAGATGATGTAATCGCTGAAGTTAAAAGCAGACCTAATCACGTATGTTCAGTACTATCAAACTCTTTTGTACGTAAAAGATATCCACATATACTAAAAGATCCTGATATACTTTATGTTGAACATAACATATTAGATTTTTACGAAGACGAAATTAAAAAACTAGGCAATTTAGATAGATTAGAACCTTATGGTTTCATACAACCAAATGAATTAAATAATTACAATCTATGTGTAAAAACACCTAATTATTTTAAATACAAAGACAACTATCCTGAAGAAATGAAAATGTTAGATCACAAGAATACAATGTGGAAATCATTTAATGGTAGAACACCTAACAAAGATGATGTTACAGCAGTACACGAACAAGCTGCAGAAATAGATAGGAAGATGTGTGCAGCTTTTCCTATGGTGCCTGTTATTAATTTTGAAACAAGAAAACTTGTACATTGTAGTAAGAAGTTTGCCAATAACGCAATACATTCAAAAACGTTTGATATAACACAGGAGAATATAGACAAGATGATGAATTTTAGATTATTTAAATATGAGAACTATTGTAAAACATGTATGGAATGGGTAGAACCTAAAGGTCATTTTCCAGTATCAAAATATGCGAGTGTATTATGAGTATAACAGATTCATTAAAAAATAGAAAACATGTTGTTGATTATGATACAAAGATAATACCAACTAAAGAAACAATAGAACAAATACTTAAAACAGCATACCCTTTAGTTACATCAAAACAAAAAGCATATCCTTATCAAACATTTATACTAGGTCCTAATGCAGAGCGTAGTAGAAAACTATGGAATCTATGTGAAGGAAATAAGATTGATACAGACATTAAAGCAAAAATGGGTGACCCTAAAAAACATAGTGAAAATCCTGGTCTATATCATATGCGTTCAGCACCTTGGACTTTGATAACAACACCAAGACTTGCACCACCTAATCAATTTCATAAGTGGAAGTTTGAAGAATCAGATTCATTATGGGAGTTAGAAGACCCTAAATTTATTGATAACCGTAATAGAGAGTCTTGTGCAGTAGAAATAGGTATGTTAGCAAAGGCAATAACAGGTGCAACTTTAGATAGAGGTTGGGATACATCATACAACGTTTGTTTTCCATCTGATATAGAATCATGGAAAGACTTTCCTTTTGTAAAATTTTATCCGACACTTATGCAAACAATAGGTAAAGGCGTTTACTTTAAGTGGCAAACAATGAAACCTGAAAACAGAAAACTAGATACAGACGCCGCATTTGAAGATATATTTAAATTTATAGATTAATTATGAGTGATAAACTTCCTGAACATTTGACTAAAGGTGGCCCTGGAGATAAGTTTCTAGGCGATGGTAAGATAGATACATCTTCATGGTTTGAAGACCCACATATGGATGGTCAAGTAGGACCATTTGAAAAACAAGTTAAAGACCAAGATATATTTTTCTGTGGTGCACCCTTTCAATTATTATTTACAGATATACAAGGTAATTATGCACCATGCTCTTGGGCTAGATCAGCAGAATTTGGTCCTAATATAAGAGATACATCTATAAAAGATTGGTTTGAAAACGATCCTAAACTAAATCAATTACGAAAAGAAATGACAACACCTGGCTCTGATTTAGAGTTAACAAAAAAATCGTGTGTATCGTGTATCAACCAAGAAAAACAATATGGCAGATCCAGAAGACAGGCCTCTTTAAAGATACAAAGTCAAAATGATGGTCTATGGCCTGGTATGCGTGAGGCAGTTGAGGCATTTAAACATACTGGTAGAGGTCATATAGAACATAGAATTTTTGAAGTACAAATTAAAGCATTTGGCAATCAATGTAATTTAGATTGTTATATGTGCCACACTTATGACTCTTCTACAAGAACTAAAACATTGAACTCAAAAGAGTTAGAAGGTCAAACGGTTATGAATGATAGTGTTATCAGACACGGTAATAGTGTCAAGGTTGATTCTTTCAAAGGCCAGATAACAGATATTATAGATCAGATAGTTGAATTTGCACCATACATTTACAATCTTAAATTGATTGGTGGCGAACCATTAGTTATGAAACAATTTTATCAATTACTTGACGCAATGGTAAAGACAGGTTATACTGATAAAATGTATTGTAAGTTTCAAACTAATATGTCTGTTCTAACACAAGGCAAATATAAA